TTTTTTTTTTTCTTGTTAAATATTTCATCTAGGATGATTTCATCTAGGATGATTAGAAATTTGACAATCACAATGATATAAATAGTCTGAAAGGATTATTAAGGTAAACTCACTAATAGGAATAGTTGGTCGTCCACCATCAAAAGGAGTAGGAAAGTTAGTTTCGTTCCAATTTTTTTATTTGTTGGTATTTTTTAATTTCTGCACGGACGAGTTGTGGGTCCAGATCAATAATCCTGATTTCACGATAATAGCGTTTTAGTATTTTTTGGACATATTTGTAGGCATGGATTATGTGTGAGAATTTTTTGGCACCTGTAATGATGATCGAGCCAGTTTGGAAGATAAAAATGGAAGTTTTATGCTGGTCAGGAGTAGGACATTTAATGTTAACACAAGAATGTCCGCGGACAGAATCATTTTCACATTCTACATAACCAATCTCTTTGTCGGTAGTCCATATATGATGATTTTTAATCAGCAGAACATAGAGACGTTTACGGTCTATCCTATAGTCTATTTTGAAATTAGAATTAATCATACGGATTTTAACATCATAAATGCCCATTTGGTCCGGATCCTTAACAAATTTAATGTGTGTTTTTTTACCATTGTGATCTATTGTAGCCCCTTTATATAATATTTTAATCAATTTAGTGGTAACCCAATAAAATTGATCCATATCCTTACATCCTGTAATCTGAAGCGTACCATTTTGGAAAACTTTAATATTAACATATTTTTTTTCATATTTCCGATAAGGACTGATCAGAATGGTTGCTTGATTGTAAAAATTACGTCCATTTTTATGATATTTTTTAATACAAGGAAGCATTCGGTTGGTGATCAAATTATTACGGTTACCATATTTGATGCTAATAATTCCTTTTATGTCCAGGGGTACATATTGGGCAAATTGTTGGATATAGACCTGAGTATGTAAATTACACTCCAATGATGTGGTAGAAATTTGGATACCGTGTTCGTCCAAAAATTTTTTGGCATGTTTATATTTTGTATACATATATCCTAAATTTTTGGACAAAAAATCGGAAAATTATTTTTTCATTTTTTCTTACTATAAGATAGATGGAAGGGGAATATGGTACCGGATTTAAAGATATTATGCCCACTACTGGCAGGCTCATAGACGATCATGTCAGGGCAGAAATTAATACAATTATACATCGTACCAATTATTTTGTACAAAGTTTTAAACAACAGGGCGGTTGCGGATGTCGGGTTCCTGATCAGGTTCCTAGCGGGGTCCAAACAGAAAAAGGTGGTTGCGGATGTCAGTCCGTGAAAAAATAATCATTGAGTATAAATGATTATTCTTTCATGGGATGTAGGAGTGATACATCTAGCCTATTGTATTCTTGATGGACGAAAAATCCTTGATTGGGACCTACTAAACCTAACAGATCTGATAGGTATAAAAAAGCATCATACTAACAAAGTACGCCGGATACCCACCCAACAACTTCAGTTGGAGTTGCTCAAAAGGCTCCATGAATTGGAAAATCATTTTAATAGATTAGGAATAGAATATGTGCTCATCGAAAATCAGCCTAGTATTAAAAATCCAAAGATGAAAGCAATTGCGGCTACTCTGCTCGATTATTTTTTAGTACGTTTTTATTTGGACGGTGTTTTTCATCTAAAGGGAGTTTATTATACGAGTCCGTCCGGGCGTATCAGGATGGTCGGTGGAAACCATAATAGTTATCATAAACGTAAAAAACAGGCCATTATTGTTACCCGTGAACTACTCCGGGACCAACCAGAACAGTTAGAATATTTGCAACTTTTTACAAAACAGGATGATCTTTGTGATGCCTATCTGTCCGGGATCTATTATCTAAAAACCATGGAACATAAAATATGATCTCATGGGTTTAGATCGTTTAAGCATATATTTACCGTCCGGCAATTCTGCATTCTGGCGTTCTTCAAGGACGATATTAATTGGACGGATTGGGGGTAAATAGGTAATGTATTCCCTATTAATGGGAACAAAATTTTGTCGGTATTCTTCTATGGTCATAGGACCTCCAAAAGATGTTAATATTTCTTTAGGTGGTGCCTCATAGATAACATCCTTATTATCCCCAGCATATTTTCCACCAGTAATCTGACGATAAAGTTTATAAACTAAAGATTTCCGGTGGGCTATTTTAGCATCACGAAGATAATAGAGATTATAGGCAAGCGCACAATTAAAACTACAAAAACATCCTATAACATAATATGTATTGTTCCGGTACAATTCCGGCAAAAAAGCAGGTAGGTTATCAAACTCATGACAGTCCCACCAACATCGAATCTTTGTCCTTTTAATACGAATACGTTTTCCGGTAAGATCTACAATATTGACCCGATTATAATAAAAACGTATATTTTGTGAACCATGAACATATTTTTCTTTTTTATATGCTTCTATTTTCTTTTGTAATTTTTCGATCATATGACGATATTGGGCACAATTTTTACAGAATGTCTTAGTTTTACAAAAACTTCCACCCTGGCAATCTTCAGGCTTAATTTTGAGTCGGAGGATAACAGCTGGCTCCTCAGGAGGTTCCTGAGGTTTTGGTACATGTTCTTCAGGTAGATCATCTGTGCCCAATATTTTTTTGATACGTCGTCCTCTCTTCTTGACCATTAGATAATTTTTGACCATATTCTTTAAATTTTAAAGCTTAATAGGTTTACGTTTGATACTACTAGGGGCATTAGAACGTGTAGCAATCTCGGTAGATTCAATGGTATCGATAACATTCATGATATTTTCCGATCCATGTTCAGATTCTGGCGGGGTCATAATATCCCCAACAAAATCGTCCTCAGATTTTTTAGATTTTTCATCTTTTGCTGGTGATTTTTTAATGGATTCTACCGGTATTTGGTCCGATTTTTTAGGTTCTCCTTTGGATAATTTCTTTTCGGATGATTTCCCTTCGGATATCTTCGTTTCGGACAATTTTTTTTCGGATAATTTTCTTTCGGATAATTTTTCTTGGGATGGCTTTTCAGAAGACTTTTCGGACAATTTTTCCACAGATTTTTCCGGAGATTTTTCGCTTGGGAAATTTCCCATAGGTTTCATATTTTGCTTTTCACTTTTTTGGGCAATTTGATGGACCAGATTATTAATCTGTTTTTGTAACTGTTCTATCTGTATGCTTATTTTCTCGAATTTTTGATTATGGATGGATCCGATGGATCCTAATATTTGTTCTGATGTACTCTCTACTTTCGTATTCTTTACATTGTCCTTTACAGTGTCCTTTACAGTGTCCTTTATGGTGTCCTTTACAGTATCCTTTACAGTATTCTTTACAGTATCCTTTACGGGATTCATTTTTTGGTTACGGATGGATTCTAATAATTGTTCATGTTTGGATTTAATAGTATCATTATTATTTTTACCTTTGATCAGATTGTTCAGGATCTTATTGATTATATTAGGATTACTACGTAAAGTTTCGCCTAACCCATTGGACCCAAAAAGGGACTGGCTGAGATGATAGGTAATACCGCTTAGGATGATCATGAGCAGCAGTCTGATCTCAGGTTGGAGTTTGGCACTTCCTTTATACTTTTCATATATTTCTTCAAGAACTTCGGTATAATCATCAATATCGGCCGCAACCTGTTTGGACCAATCACGCAGATGGAACTCAAAAGGATTATATCTTTCATTTAGGAATTCGATACCATAGACAATATTGAGCAGTATCTGTTTGTAGAATTTTATCTGATTGACACGGTCCCGTTTCTCCTTATGTATTTTATACTCTGCCTCCATCTCTTCCGGATCATCGTCCAGTGTATACTCCCGGGTGAGTTTGATATGATATTTTTCGGCCAGTTCTTGCAGCCGGCTTAGGTTTTCACGGGCACGCGCCCGACGACTACCCGTTGGCCCGGCCACTGCAGTGGAAGGTGGTAGCCCAGGATATACTGGTGGAGGATTTACCGGAACTTCTGATCTGTGTGGAACGTTCGGATATACATTTTTTTTCTCAGAACTATTGGCCAATTCTACGGATTTGTCCAGAGTTTTTTCCTTTAAATGTGGTGTAGGCTCCGAGTGTCCTATATGTTCCACCGATTTTTCTGACCGTTCTGTCCTCTTAAACTCTTCCGATTTTTTTTTAATCTTCTCTTCTGACCGTTCTGTTTTTTTTGCCCTTTCAGATTCCACTGATTTTTTTTTTTCCATTTTTTCTTCGAATTCTCCACGGAGCTGTTCGTTAAACTTATCCTCATTGATGAAATATTGGAAAAGATAATCGGTTTCATCCCCCGGATCTAATCGAGTACGGCGGTGTTTTTCGGACATATAATTGTTATAGATAGAGAAACTTAAAATGGCGATATAAACTATATAGAAGAATTAATGTGTTCGGCAATATCGGAGGTATGGCATCATGATCCGATTAGGGAGATAGTCCAGAATGATCAGGAAAAATCAGAACATCGTTGCGAACATTTTTGGAAATGTCCGGAATGTCGTAAGTTATGGGATTATTTCTCATCCCAGCGACATGTCCGTCCACAAGAACGGGGAAATTGGAAGGAGACTATTATTATTGTTCTGGCCGCATTAGTGGTCGTGCTCATTATCATTATTTTTGTGACATTGCGGATCGTTTATCTTTTACATAAATAAACTTTTTGGAATATAAAATGTATAAGAATTTGGTGCTCAGCGGGGGCAGTATTAAAGGTATTGCCTATTTGGGGGCGCTCAAAAGGCTGGTGGAACTTGGTCTGGTACAACTGGACAAACTAGAGGCGATCGCAGGAACATCCGTGGGCTCAATTTTGGCCACACTAATTGTAATAGGCTTTACTGTTGACCAAATTTGGGAGTTTATGCTCATGATCGATTTTAAGAAAATGGTTTCACCAGATATTTTACAACTATTGGAAAAATTTGGTATGGATACGGGTGATAAATTTTATCATTTAACACAAGAAATATTAAGGCGTGCCACAGGTCTGTCATGTGTTACATTTAGGAAACTTTATGAATGTACTCATAAAAAATTGATCATAGTAGGTTCCTGTTTAACCACCAGAGAGATAGTTTATTATGACCATGAGAGGACGCCGGAGTTTGAGGTAGCTTTGGCGGTCCGTATATCCATCAGTATGCCCTTCTATTTTACGCCGGTAGAGGTAGAGGGTCGCCAATATATCGACGGCTGTATTTTAAACAACTATCCTATTAACCTTTTTGAAAAGGAAATGGAAACAACCATCGGCATGATCATCAAGGATGAACATGCCGCATGCACTACCTTCCAATATCCCGAACAATATTTAAGGGCGGTCGTCAACCTGTTCCTCTATAATTATTATAAAGAAACACATATGCGCTATCAGAATAATACCATCTATATAGATGACGATCCGGATGTTAGCATTTTTGATTTTAACCTGGACAATGCGATAAAACGTCGACTCTTCCAAAGAGGTGTGGAGGCTGTGGAAAAATTTTTAGAAAGGCGTAAGCGGACGAAAGATTAAAAGTAAAATTATTTTTTGGCAATTTGTGGAGGAATATGAATTTGTTGTCGGGGTCGAGCATTTTGGAAGAGCTCCGCCAGATAGGGTGAATTTTTCCTATAAAAATCACAATGAGGATTTTTGCTGATAATTTCACGCAGAGTTTTTTGTGCTCCATGATCGATGAGCAACCGGACTATTTTTTCACATTCTTCCGTATGTTGGACATCCTCGGGCTGATGTCCTACGATGGCCGATTCTAGTGGGGTAAATCCATAATTGTCCTCCAAATTGGGATCGGCACCCTTTTCCAAAAGATATTGGACCAGATTGATGTTGCGGAACTCACAGGCGCTACATAATGGGGTTGTGCCACCCAACTCCGATGGATAAACATTACTATGAAGATTAATGTTTATCCTATCCGCAAAATAGGCAACATCATCTTTGGTAAGATTGTAGCCGGCAAAAAACATTAGGGCGCCAAAAAAGCTGGCAACCTTGTCGGGATATTTTTCCACCCAACTTCGGTACCTTCGTTCCCGGAGATCCTGTTCTAGTTGTGAACGTTCTGTTTCACTAACAAATTCATAATAAAAAGGTAGATCGCCGGTTGTAGACATTAGAATAAACTTATATTTTATTTACATTTTATCAACCTATTGTTCTAAAGGTTCCTCATCGTAGAGTTGTCCAATTTTTCGAAGTTCACTATATTTTTGATAGAGTTCACGTTTGTTCCAGGGTTGTACATATAGTGGTTTGGCCAGCTCGGTCTGTTCGTTCAGAGTGTCCTGGGACCGATGATTTTCCGTTCCATCTTTTTCACCTTTTATCTGATCCATTATCTGGTCCATCCTTTTATGGGCCTCCTCTTTGGTGATAGGTTTATCCTGGAAAGTTTGATATCCATGTTTTTTGTCCAACTCCTCCATATGATTATGGAATTTTTGTGGATCAGGGGATCCTTTCTGGGACATATTTCCCAAAAACTTAAGGCTGGACGATTTTAATTTGTTGAAATCCTCCTGGACCGTATCCTTATATCGGTTACGATTGTATTCTTCCCGCTTTTGCTCATTGGATAATATTTGGAATGCTAGACTGAGCATTCCAAACATTTGGGATGCATGTACATCCGAATTTTTGTCCGGATGATATTTTTTGGCCCTACGTAGGTAGGCTTTACGTATGATCTCGCTGCAGTTGGGCTCCAATGATACATCTGGTGTCAGCCCTAATATATCATAAAGGTCGGGCAAATTTTCATGGTGTTCCATATAGGTTATATTCTTAAATAATATTTAAATTTATACTATTAGAAGATGCAAAATAATCTAATCTTAGATATTGAAAAATTTGTTGAAGATACTAAAAAAATTATAAGGAAAGAAAAGTATGAAATATATGACGAGTATCAGGTATTAAAAAATTATATCAAAAACCACCAACTAGTATATGATAATTTTAACAAAATATTTAATGATAATATTTTCATTTTTGATAGTTATAGGGATTTATATGAAAAATATTCCAGTGGCAAACTAGAACTATCGATTATATTTATATTAATAATTTTTATCAATATTATCTACATAACACTTTTCCATTCTTTAGGAGATACAATAGGTTTTAAAAATGGTGAATGGGAATTTAATATGGGCGAGAAGAATGTCTCGCCCGAATATGTAAACGAGCTAATCTATAACTACATTAGTATAGGGGCCGATATTTCTACTATTAATTTTAGCAGCTGGAAGGCTTCTGACGATACACTTTTTTACTATGAAACATTTAAAGTACTTTTAGAAAATTATGATAATTTGGACTATCAGAATTTTGGGGAAAAGTTGCGGGAGGCCTATCTGAGGCTTTATAATGAGCTCGAGGATACCAGTGAGATTCGTGCACCAGGTAAAACTACCATGGAATCTTTACGCACCCAACGTAATATTAAATGGAACGAACTACCCTACAATCCTGATAATAAAGGTGCTGGTCCCGCCTCTCGGGCGGGATGTATTGGTATTTTCCTGAACCATGACAATAATAAAGAAATGTTTGCAGCCTATTGTGATACATGTAGCCGTATTACTCATAATTCTGGAATAGCTATATTGGGGGCATATACAGCCGCACTTTTTACATATTTTTCGATATCCAAAGAAAATGTTAATTTATGGCCATTTATATTGCTCGAAAATTTGAAGGATGGGTATATCGATAAGCATATTAAGAACACAAGACCCCATGAGTATAGTTTATTTCTGAGAGATAAAGTAATTTTTATGAGCCAATGGGAAAAATATATTAATTTTAGATTCCACGGTCAGAATCCTCGGACAGACCTAAAATTTATCACCAATCTAGTATTACGTTATAAATATCTGTCCGAAAATTTTAGCAAAGGTCACACAGATTTTGCCGGTTCATGCGGGGACGATTCTGTAATCATGGCCTATGATGCATTGCTTAGCAGCGATAACATTCAGAAACTAGTCTATTATGCCGCACTTATCCCCGGTGACTCTGATACTGTGGCAGCTCTAGCCTTTAGTTGGTTTGCCGGAATTAAAAATACATTTATAGATAATTATATGTTATCCCATTATATCAGATATATGGAATATTATAATAAATATTTGGCATTATTTGCGAATAATATGACTACATTTATCAAAATAATCCTAAAATATTATAGGATACCAAGTGATTAGGAACTTTTATAAATATAATTTTTTTCTAGTATACTATTATTAGATGGCCCAAACCCAACCAAATTACAGTCAAATCTTGGGTAAAATGTTCCGGGAGTATATTAAAAGATTAAAGAAGGATGATAGTCTGAAATCTTTCATGCTCAAAAATTATGATCGGTCTAGATGGCCGCCCAATGCTACCGATAAAGATGTACACCCCGAATTTTTTCAAAAATTGGTTGCTATTACCTATGTCTTCCGCGAACTAGAAAAACCTATACCAGTCACAGAATCCCAAATAGTTAAGGATTTTATCACCGATGCCCTTAACGATATTGTTAAAAATGAAGGCAAAACATATGAAAATATTTTATTGTACGAAGCCAATCTTTTATATAAGGCGGGCGATCCCATTAAATTTTTGGTCCCGGGCAGTAACATTTATGCTATTGTAGACCCAACTTTCGAACAATATTTCAAAAGACCACTTCCACAGCCACAGCCAAAAGGACAACAACCAACATCACCACGGCTGACCAGTTTCACGGCATTAGTCCTGTTTTTGATGATCTACATATCCCTCCTAGACCTGGACAACATTACTGGTAGAACGGTCATCAATTTCATGAGCGAAAATGATAATCTACATTTTAACCGATATGTCTATCTTCTAATACGGGATCTTCAATATACATTAGGTCAATACTTATTGGGCGGAAAATATTATCAAATACCAAATTTAAATTTAGGACCCGTCGATCATTATAACGCCATCCTGGACGGTCTAATAATCATAGCCGACAACATCATCAATTTGTTTAAAAGTATGGGTCCGGACCCTAAAAATGATCATCAATACGTTATAGCTTTTTTAAATCCGAACAATTATGTTAATAACATTATTAGTATGCTTACTAATTTAGATGGTTATATAAATGGAAAAAATAATAAAATCAAGTTAAGTACAATATTTAATACTTTTAATAATACAATTACTTTTAATCCAAATAACAAGGAAGAACCTATCTATGAAGGTGATTATTTGGATGATAAAAATTATGTCCTCAATAAACAAAATCCTGATAGTGATATCCTAGTACGGTTGCAAAAGGAACTAGGACGACCGGGTCCAACAGGTCCGACAGGCCCGCAAGGCCCGCAAGGCATGACAGGCCCGACAAGAGTACTATTAAGTGTTATACCACAACCTACTACTGCCACCTCATCAACTGCTACCACGGCCACCATATCCGTCGTATCTGGAAGTTTCTTGAACGATAAGATTAATTCGGCAAAATTCCTATATGATAATAACGGAAATATTTATCAAGTAAAAAATTTTAGAGATGTTAGAGATATTATTAAAGACCTAAGTTTAAGGGATAGTGCAATCTTTGTCATTCTGGGATTCATCTATTCCATGATCAAACATGGTAAAACATACAATTTTTTAGTGCAACAACAACTACAAAATCAACCACAACTACAACCAGATGAAGTAGCTAGTTTCCAAGCAAACATAAAAGATGCGTACAATAAATATTATATCATCAAACCAAGGTTAGCCTACATAGATAATTTTATTAATAATATTCAATTACCGGCATTATTATGGCAAAATCAAGATTTCCAAAAATTATATAATGACTTTATCAACGGATATACTAACCATATAATCACGGCTGCTGCGACAACACAACCATTATCTAGTAAAAGGACTTTGGCCGAGGATGCGATCTTTGACCTTTATAAAAATGTTATTATTGCCGATCAAAAATTTTATGAGGAATTCTTCGATCTGGTCGATCGTAAGAAGAACCAAATATTGGCTCTGAATACAGCCGCAATATATGAAAAAGGAGATCATGATCTTGAAAATTATCGTCTCAATGTACGTAAATTATCGGGCGAGAGGAAAGCTTCGGCCATCCAATTGGGAGGGGTTAGTAAAATAGTTTTTGGCGATATCGTTCTGGTAAAATACATTCCGGACTATCCTAAACCGAGTGATGTTAACGATATTTGGATCGACTGGAATAATAAGCTCGAAAGAGTTGTACTAGAAAGGGCCGGTGTGGATGTTCTGGCACAATTTGTCCGTGATATCTATCGATCAACCGGTGATATTGTACTATTGCTCAACAGGAATATTAACCTGAGAAATATGGTCAACATTTTTTCGAAACCTTCTGTCGCCGACCTGAGATCCTTGATCAACACTTCCTTTCCTGAACCAATCCAGATCACACCCTATTGGGTAAAAAGGGAGGTACGCATATGGGAATTCATCTCCGACTGGGTGCGTGAGGGGGACACTTTCGTACGCAGGGACGCACAGGGTAGAGATATCCCATGGGATCCGTTAGACGGATGTGCATTTATTAAAATGACCGGTGACGATTGTGAAAAATTTTTAAACGAATGTGCATTCAGCAATGATGATAATTTCCCCGACAAATGCAAAGATCTATTGGACGCAGACTTTGATATCCCTACCGATCCCGGTATGGCCAGCCTCAAGGAAAAAATTATTAAGGTTAATCCCAAGATTGCTTTTGCAATTTTGCGCAAGTTCGGTTTTGGTTCATACCTGGACTCCAGCGATGGTCCCGTTCCTGGGATGCGCCGCTTCCGTGTCCAGAGCGTAAGCAGCTGGATCGGCGAAATCCAACGACAATGTCAGATGCCTCTGGGCCCTAACCCTACCGGACCAGCATCAAAATACTGTACGAACCGGGAGATTAGTCTACGCGCCTATTTGGGCGATGATGTCATCGCACAAATCCTTGATATTGCATATGGTAGAAAAAAATCCAATCTATTAGTCTACCTACAAATTCTGGTGGACTGGGTTAATGCCAATCCACAGGTGCTCAACAAGGAGGAGCTCAAGGCCCCGGAGATCACACCCAACTATCCGGAACCTACCAAAGAGTACAATATCTATGACTATCTGCAGCCCGAAAAGCCACCCATCTTCCGCCTAAGAAATATGTTCTGTGGACTTGAAAGGCTCAAAATGAACCTTTCTAATGAGATCATCGGACAACCTGTCAAAGGTATTGTTGCCACCATAGCAAGTACCCCCACAAGTCTGGACATGCCATTCAATCGTGTACCCTTTACCATGACCGTACCTATAATTCCCATGACCGGAGGAGATCCGGGCAACATCATCATCAGCACGGATGGAAGCGAACTTTCAGGACAGACCAGTTTCCAATATGGTTACAAATTCTTTGATAGTCTTTTTCAGGATCTAATCAATAGCATGAAGAGTATGCAGTCCGGCAAGCGTATTAAACTTAAACCAGAAACCCAAGAAAAAATCCGAACATCACTCCGAAAGCTCAAAGACCTTGAGGATGAACTCCAACGGGAGATGATCAACCTAATCAAAAGGAACCAGCTCTTCCGTGCATCCAAAGGTTATATTGACGCCTTTGGTATTCCTGATGAAAATCTACCTGCCATCCTAGAAAAACATTCTAACCTATTAGGACTTTCGAACGCCTATAATAGACGAGCGAGCAATCTGATCGACATCTATCAGGCCATCATTCAGGTTATCCTAGAACGATTGCAGGATAAATCATCCTATCCCTATAAATATCCCATCAGTATGAACTATCCTACCAGACCAATCCCTCCTCCCGTTTAATTGGACCCATTAACAGAACATTACAGAATATAATATTTTGCAATGTCTTGTCCATAAATGGCCATTCTCTACCAGATGGCTACAATTCCATTAAAAACCCACCAGTTCACAGGAACAAACAAATAAGAATAGTTAACTTGTCTGTCCATAAAAATTCATTGATATAGCATGATCATCCTATTAGGTATGACCGTCCATTTAGGGAATGAGTATAGATAGTAATTTATCATGGTGACAAATTAGTCCACAAAAACCGGCTGATAAATGGACGGTTATCATCCTATTAAAGGATTGATTCTGTTTAAGATATAGAGTACAACTAATGGATCTGAAAGTAAATGGAAGAATTTTCCCTTTGTGGGTCCTTAAGAATTTTAAAAAGTATAAATTAGAACCCTTTGCTACCGATGTTAAGGATGTTTGTAGCGGTGAGGTCAAATTAGAGGTCCATAAATATCAGGAGTTTGCGGCCGCTTATTTGGGCCCCAATTCCCCTTTCAGGGACCTTTTGGTCTATCATGCACCTGGTACGGGCAAAACGATCACCGCCATCAATATTTTTAATGTGGTATATACGGACGATCCTAACATTAATGTCATTATTCTTATCCGGGCGGCCCTGCGTGAGGATCCCTGGATGCATGATCTCAAACTTTGGCTGGGCGACCGGTTTGCGGACAAAATACGTGTGGTACACTTTGTCAATTATGATGCTCCTAATGCGGACCGAATGTTTTTGGAAACGGTCAGGGGTCTCGACCTGAACATGCCCATCATCTATATAATAGACGAGGTGCATAATTTTATTAGGAATGTCTATCATAATAGGAAAACTAGCGGCGTACGTGCGCAGAAAATTTATCATTTTATCCAGGAACAAAAGCGTGACCTTCCTACGAAAACACGGATCATCCTACTGTCCGCCACACCTGCGGTCAATACACCCTTCGAACTGGCCTTACTCTTCAACCTGCTCAGGCCGGGCATATTCCCCACATCAGAATCGGAGTTCAACCAAATATTTATCACAGGTACCACCTATCCGATCCTGAACCCGGCACGCCGTAATCTTTTTGAGCGTAGAATTTTAGGCCTAGTGTCCTACTACGCCGGCAAACCACCCGGAGTGTTCGCACGACAGAGTCTCAAATATATCGTTCTGACCATGACCGACTATCAGTATCAAATTTACCATCATTTTGAAAAGTTGGAGCGTGGCTCCAAAATTTATCGGACATATACACGACAGGCGGCCAATTTCGTCTTCCCCTATATATCCGCGGATATTAATGGTGAAAACCGTCCTAGGCCCGGACACTACCGTGTAGGGGAGTACACGGCCCAAAAATATCAGGAGGGCCGCAAGAAAAATTTCACATCCGAAGAGGCCGATGTGCTTGCTGTCTACGTCCAAAAACTTCAGGAATTTATCAGGGCCACCCAAGATTATTTTAAAAATATTTTTGATGAGGACCTCAAAAAGAGTAGGACCATTCTGGACGATCTGGAGGACTTTCGGAAGGGTTATTCGCAAGAATACTCCAACAGTTTCCTTAATTTCTATCGTTCCAAAAAGCCCAGGTCAAAACTTTTCCAAATATTATATGAATGCTCGCCCAAAATAACGGCCATCATATTCCTAACATACATCTCTCCGGGGAAGGTCATGATCTATTCCAACTTTGTGGTCGCAGAGGGTTTGGAAATGGTCCGGATATATTTGGAGACCATCGGCTTCCGTAACTATCAGAATGCCCCGGAAAATATGGGCTATGCCGAATATCATGGGCTGGTTGATCTGGAGAAAAGGGAACAGATACGGCGGGACTTTAATGATGTGTCCAATGCCATCGGCCAGAAATGTCGTGTCATACTCCTCTCGCCCTCAGCGACCGAGGGCATCAATCTGATGGACATTAGACAGGAACATATCCTAGAACCACATTGGAACGAGGTGCGTATCGAACAGGTGATCGGCCGTGGGCTACGGCGCTGTTCACACCGCGACCTACCCATAGATCAGAGGACACTGGAAATCTACCGTTATCATGTGATCAAACCAGAAAAACTGGACGAAGACGATCATGTTAGATGGACCACGGACGAATCTATAGAATCTCTGGCCCGGATGAAACATAACCTGATAGAATCCTTTTTGGGGGCCCTACGCGAGGTTGCCGTGGACTGTGAACTCTTCCGGACACATAATATGGTCCATCAATCCTATCCCTGTTTTAAGTTTCCCGAAAATATGCTCCATGGTCCGGCCTATCATATGGAGATCAAAGAGGATCTCAAATATGCCAGCGGTCTGCACGCCCCTAACACCCGTGTGGAGCGTATCCGGGTCATCAAAATTAATGGTGTCACCCAAAATGACAGTACACCCCGCCCATATTGGTTCAATCCCAAAACGGGCATGGTCTATGATTATGATACCCATTTTCCTGTGGGAAGGGTGGAGATTATTAATGGGATCCCCAACAAGATCGATAAGGATTTATACATCATCAGCGAAGTCATTTCTGTCCCCTAAGAGGACGTTTTTCGAGGACACCTATTTTGAACTGTAGATGGTGTTGGAATAATGGATTGAGCGGATGCCTTAGATTATGCCGAAAGCAGAGTTCGTCCTCCTGCTCATCATTACAATGGCAAACCATCTCGGACCGGATATTCTTATCAACATGGGGACATGTGAGCTGGTTGCCGTATGGGTCCATAAAACTGATGCGGAACTGTGTAATCTTGGCCAAGCAGTCCCAGGGGAATATCTTTTCACCATTATTGGTACGGCCCATATAATGGGTTTCATTAATATTGTTCTCATAATAGATGACCGCAAAACTATTGGCGAGTACATCATTGGTAGAACGATAGTTGATATCGGTGTGCTCGCCGATCGATAGGGTTACGTAAAGTAGGTCCGTTAGTCTTTGGTCGGTGTCCACCTTCCAGGTCCATTGGTAGTCCTCCTCGACGGGATCCCATTCTTTTACCTGTTTGATACGATAATAGATGGGTAGAATAATCGTTTCCAGTTTGATATACCTGACATTGGTAAATATATCATAGATCACGGGCATGGGGTCCTCATGGCCATCCACCCGGGGCAACGGGGAAAATCTGACTATATAATTGAACGGGTCCGGATAGTTCTGATAGTTACGATCCTTGCTATCAATCATCACCGAATATTCGCGTACTTCTTCCATCTATATTAAAATTTGAAATAGAATGTTCCAACTTATTTTTTCCTAAAATAGAAAGATTAATGGATGCTTTTGACTATTATCAATTTCAAATACAATGGGTTACCCAAAAAATTAAAGAAGAAATTTCCTTCTATAGGACATCTCCTTACGCGGCCCTACCACCGCTTAAGGAGTACCTTGAATATTTGGAAGAACGCATCCGTGGATCAGAATATTTCCATCCTAAAATGAACATTGAAGAATATGCCCGCGAACTGGACATTTTAGTCTTCCAAAAATCTTGGGCCAAACTAAAAGATTATCATAAAATGATGAAGATTAAAGAATATCTTACAAGTTTAAACCCTCCTCCCTCCTCAAAAATATTAGAAATTTTGCTTAAAAAATTCTCCATATTGGTACATAATAAAAAATTCAATCATAATGCTATAGAATATGATAGTCATAAAATGTGTATTGTCAAGATTAAATGTCTTAAATATATTAATGGAAAGTACAGAATTATCCAATCTTAAATAATTTGGCCATTTTTTCTTCCAATGTATTAAGTTTTGTCCTAAGATCTTCCTGCTCTTGAATTACCCTTTTAAGATTTTGGATCTCTAATTCTTGTTCCTGGACCCGTTTAACAAGTAAGGCTATTATACCATTATACCGGATCGAACAGGATGATCGTTCTCCCGTTCTTGTATCCTGTCCGCATTCAATACATTCCGGAAAAATTTCTAGAATATCCTCGGCCACCAGTCCGTAGCGCTGGGTACGATCCAGCCTATGGACAAAAGAGACCGGTTGCAGCCGTTGGAAGCGCACGGCCAAATCTGTTATTTCGAGGGGACGGATTTCCTCCTTAAAATGCCGACTGTCCGGATCATTCTGGAGGGATACATAACCCAACCGATGGTCTGCATTGATGGCTATAATTTTAACACTATTATTGCCACTAATAGTATATGTACCAAAATTAGTGTTGTTAATATTGGCAATAAAGGTTCCCGGCTGGTCTAATCTTTCATTATTGATGATGGTACCATTTATATTTAGATTATTACCAATAATAATATGATCATTAGTATTTTTAACCGTTCTATTGGTCTGACTATTATCAAAATATGAAGGGTCAAAACTACTATTCTTCCCAATAATAATATTACGGTTACATTCTATTGTTGATAAAGATTGTCCTGTATTGGGCAAGCCGTTTACAGTCTGGATCGTCGAACTATTACCAATAATGATATTATCATTACCATATGGTATAATATTGGTAGTATTTAGAGCGTTAGAACCAAAGTATTGGTTGGCCTGATAACCAATGGCAATATTACCATTGGAAACAACATTATTACTGGCCACACTAATATTATTATTATTATTGATGAGCGCCTGATAACCAATTGCTATATTATGGTCCGCCTGAAATTTGGAGTCTGCAGTAGAACTATAGTTATTATAATTATTATTTTGTAATGCCTGTTGACCGATGGCAATATTGTTCACTGCAGAAATATTAACGGCATTACATTTAGCATTTTGATTCTGGGCGGCACAGTTACCGATGGCGATCAGATCATTACTATGAACCGTCCCTTCTATTGCAGCCAAGGAATTATTACAATTACCAGCCGCCTGGGTACCAATGGCCACAACATCATTGGCATTAATAGTACCATTTAATATATTATTGTTAAAATATTGGGCGGCCTGATAGCCTAAGGCTACCAGTCCATTAGCAGTTAGCAGGCCGTTACTCAATGTACAGGCATATTGGGCGGCCTGACAACCTAGGGCGAGCAGGGCCCTAACCATTAGGGTTCCCTTGGCCATGAAACGCGCAATGTTGTTCTGGACGGCTAGTTGGGCGGCCTGATAGCCTAGAGCAAATAAATTTGAGACCATCAGGGTCCCTGTGGCACCATTACCGGGCACATTATTTTGTACCGCCTTCTGGGCAGCCTGGTGTCCCAACGCACAAAAATCTGAGACAGTCAGGCTTCCGTTGGCCAGGAAGCCGCTAACACTATTTTGTGCAGCCTGCTGGCCAGCCTGGTAGCCTAGGGCAAACAGATCTGAGGTTGTCAGATTTCCCTGGGATTCTGGACCGATTACATTATTTTGTAGTGCCTCTTGGGCGGCCTGGTAGCCTATCGAGAATAGATTGGAAGCCATTAGATTTCCAGCTCCACTTTTACCTATGTTATTATGCATCGCCTGTTGTGCGGCCTGATATCCTAGGATTAGTGGGCTCAACTTGTCCATATCATTTACCATTATATTTTTGCCCGCCTGATGACCTATTATAATACTATTAAAAGTATTAGGCCTACCAACCATAAATTCTATAGCATGGTCAGCATTCATCCTAATAATATTATCACTGGGCGAACTATTGATTCCTATATTGTTCATATTTATAGATGGAAAAAAATATTAAAATCAATAAACTTTTATTAATGTTCCATTATAACAATAGATGGCATCCATTTTATTAACTAATAATAGATGACCGATAGCAGCCTTTTTATGGCCATAAATAGTAAAAATGATGATCGTTAGTTATTCGCAGAATATTATAATAGACCAAAAAGCATTTTAACCGGACGGGCCGTAGAGGTAGTCTAGCATTAATGGCAACATCCAAACGATGATTTTGGATTTTATAAAATCCAGAAGGTTGTCTTTTCTCGGGATAAAGGCTAAAAGAATAAACATTAACACCTATATCAGGATTCCCGGAGAACCTCTCATAGGGAACGATCCAGTTGGTATACTCCCAGGACATCTCTAGGTCGAGTAGTTTTGACAACCGTGTCAAACTTTCCCCATTATATTGGTAGACAAAAGGATATCCTTCGTATTCTACGGTCCAGACCAGCAGTTTATAAGGTTTTCCTCCAGTGATCAATAAACTTAAATGTTGTTGGTTCCCCACTATTTCTAATACTTCGAGCTGTTCGATCAAATAATGGACATCCCGTTTTAATAAACGATGCCTTTCCTCACCGTCCAACAGGATATATTCCACATAGAGACGGGCATCACCCAGACTAACATGCGGATATTCTAGAGGGATCTTCTGTGATGTCGATATAGGCGTAACCAGAATGTTCGAGTCCACGAAAGATCTAACCGCCACATCCTTCTGGAGTTCGTCCGCAAATTCTACACTATAGTAAACTGTCCTATTGATAAAGTCAAAATCCCAAAAATGGCCTAAAATTTTATTTTCCTGCTCCAAAATTTCTCCCGGAAGGAAGGCACAAAAATCTTCCGAGACCCGGAAGAAATGTGTGGGTGCCATCCGGAGTGATTCCTCCAACATTCTAAAATGGAAGGTTAACTGTACGGGCTGTCGTAGAGGTAGTGCCAAACTATAGTCACGAGAAAACCAAAAAAGTAGGGGTAGATAAATCTCGATGGACGGTTTTGTATGTGTGTAGTCCGTGACATCATGTGAAGAACCGACCAACTTTTTAAGATCATCAAAGCGGCCGGAAAGTTGGCCCCAAATTAAATACCATTCTCCTGGATGACGTTCTATCATCCGTTCGGCTATGTTTAGGATACACTCACGTACCAAAAATATTCCCAGGTACGGATGCCATGAGTATAATTCTTTGCCAGAACCTACTATTTCGGGTACTCTTAAATGGAGCCAAATTTTTCCCAAAAGGTCCCCCATCTGTGCCAGACGGCAGACTGAGGCGCCACCAAACTCTGGCGGCGTCATAAAATTTTGGACAGTTGATATAATTGCAAAATTAGTAGTCCTTTTATAGACAATTTTAAAATAGGTAACTTCTGGATTAAATGTTAGATAGGCGTCCTGTGCCCCCCGTGCTACCAATTGTATGATTGCACCCGTCATTAATTCCAACAAGATTATATCCAGGCCCATGCAACCGTACCCTGGGAATATTTTAGGACATTCCAGCCTACATAAAATAGTGTAATCTGGTAGTCATCCTGTCCTGTCTGTCCTGTTGGACCTAATGGGTACAAAATTTCCAGATTCAGTCTGGTATCGGCTATCCGGGAAAAATTAACGGACCCACTGGGCTGTCCCGAGAATGGATGGAGAGCCCATGAGAATACATGGACACCCTCCGAGGAACATAGTCCCGTCTGGTAACAGGAGATCGTGGTCCAAAGGGCTGTATCTTCCGGCAAGAGGGGCAGATCGTTGATCCTCAGATCGATCGATCTAACTGGATCTATCCGAGGATATTCTAGTAGATAGTCCCATGGATCCTCATTAAAGGGTACATTCCATGGATCCGGTAGACTAAGAACACTTTTTAAAAAATTTTGAGAAACCTCATGCCACAAATGATGGTCATAATAAGGATAGTACCCATAATTGTCCCATTGTCTCTCCCCATCAAAATAATCAGCACGATCATCCCTGTCCCCAGGATTAACATGAATAATCCTCCTGGCGATAAAGATTATGATTTTAACAGGATGTGCAGCATTGAGGGCAAAAGTAAATTTTTGGGATTTCATGCCGACACCTACTATGGAGAACCGAAGAATGCCCATTCTGTCCAAATATTCCTGGGGATAATAGATCATATCGTACCGGGTTCCGTTAGTATTCTTTGTCCAATAGTCTTCCCTCTGTAATTGTTCCACCAGATACTCCAGCGGTCCCTGGACGAACCTGGCACGCTCCTCGGAACCCAAATAAATGTACTCCATCCATAAATAGGAAAATTCTAAGTGCATAGGTCTACAATATTCCGAAAACCGGCTTTTATAGGATAATTCTTCCAGTTTGCGCAAATGTATCTGGAGCTCATACTGTACTGAGGTCACTAGTGGCAGTGCACTGGAGACCTCACGGCTAAAATTAAAGATAAGCGGTAGATAAATTGTCCTTCTGGGACGATTGCCGGGTCCAAAACGATATAGTTCTTCCAAATGTCCGATCATACGATAATAACCTGAATTACTATGGACCAGCCGATGATAAACTTCAAACCAGTCTGAAGTATGTCTGTCCACTACACCGGGCGCTCTGAGGACTACCTCGGACACCAAAAAATGTCCCAACTTCCTGACCCAGGCACAATAGGCCTCTTCCGTCCGGACTAGTATGTCCCGGACATCATTATTATTGTTGTCCACGGAAACCGATGATATTTCATGATTATGTCCACCGGTCTGCAATTCCCGATCGAAAAAACCCAGCTCTATTTTTTCGAACCGGTCCAAAATTCCATCCTCTGTCCAAAAATAATGGTGACCTAACTGATAATAACGGAATGTACTAGACGGAAGTGTGTATACTTCTGAACTCTGGGGCGCAGCACGCGGTTCCTCCGAATAGACCACTGGTCGGTCGTCCATAAGCGCCCCGTGGTCATAATAACGGCTGTCCAGATATTGGTCATATCCGTCATATTCGTCCTGGGCTTCTGGAGGGTCCTTCGATGGGCCAAAAATATTATCGGCGATCCAGGAGGTTTGAGGTAGGCTAAAAATATCCGTATAATATTTTTCCAGCGCGGATATTCCTGCCAGTTCTACCGAAAAATAACATTCTAGAATGTCATGATTTTCCATAGGTACTGGTGGACTGGCAGGCTCGCCCAAATAAACCTTAGTGAAATATTGTCGTATACCAGAATATATTTCCCGTGCCATATCTTTGGTGTCCTCATGGACCATGATATTATCGATCTGATGGTCGATCCATTCGAACACTTGAAAAATGGATGGTAGGTGCCCTCGGTGCAGAATATATGTTATGGCCAAAAGGTTTTCTAAACTTTGCTTTTCTGATACTAAGGGGGTATAATTATCCAAAGTATCCTCGGGATAAATGGAAGGTGAACTGGCATAAAGCTGTTCCATCCTATAAGAAATACTTTGGGAATATTGGCCCAATCTTCTACCGATCACACTGACCAAGTAGGCCAGTTCACCTGTCGATTTTTGTTCCATCTGCGTCCTCAGAACATATTCTTCAACGTTTAGATTCTCCAAAAAGTGGAGGAATACAAAATAAAGATGGTTCAGGTTGACTATCCTTTTGGCCCTTTTATGGGCGGCATCACGGAACTGGTTGTAGGAGGATAATTGTGCAGTCCAAAGATGGTCCGTAAAAAGATGTCTATATTTTTCCAGGATAATATCCACATGATGCGCCAGTTCCCTAAAAAGCAGGTCCGTACGCCGACAAATATAGTCGGAAAGTGTACCCGGGGTCTGGCCTAATTTTTGATAGTATAGTCTAGAAAAATTAGGGTCGACCAGTGTGGCATAATATTTATCTGGTCGGGAAAGATCAATGATTTTGACCATTATAATGGGTACGGTAGTAGCCATCAGTCCCAGGAATCTTTTGAGAATCTCCAAATCCTCAGGCTGAACTTTTGGATATTCCTGAAAACCACCCTGGAAGGTTGGGAGATCGTCATCTTTTGGAGTATTTCGATCCTTAGGGTCCATCCTGATATATTCTTGCCATTTATCCCGTGGATAGAACGCTCTTAGTTCGGGTATTCCGAAAACAAGAAACGCATGATGTGCTAGATCGCCCAGCCTGGGTATTCTGATGATCCCTGAACCCCCGAAATCCATCCTGTTGGTAAAATTGATCCGGCGGAATTCGGTTGCAAAAACTGTATGACGTCTATATATGCATTTAAAAAAGGTTATCTGGGGTGGATGGTTGATCCATTTGTTCTCGGGTCCCTGGTTGGAAACCAGTTGGAGTATTGTCCCTGTCATTATATTAAAGAAACATTAAAGAAGCCTTACCCTTGGCGATCTCAAGAATATTGTAGGAAACAGCATAAACATGTAATGTCCCTGGCCCGTCCGCAAAAAAATCTAGTGAAAAATCGTCCAGCCTCCCAAAATTAAGGGAACCACTAGGTTCTAGGGACCCAGGACTCAGGCAGAAAGAATAAAAGTAGAGGCCTTGGGGCAGACTCCGGGGAAGATAGATATAGGGCATAAGCCAATTATAGTAGGCATCATCCCCGGGTACACTCTCACGATCCTGATTGTTCACCCTGATCCGCATGTTCCTCAGAATGGGACTAGTATTATGACCTTCTGCCGATGGCCTGAGATACCATACCAAAAATTTAACCGGTGCATGTAATTTCGGGCGGACGCTTGATGGACCAGATTCTAGACTAAACTTTTGATGGTTGACCAATTCTATCAGATAATAATGGTGTGTTTCCAAAAATTTTTTCCTTTCTGTATCCCCCAGAAGGATATAGTTAATATATACTTTTGGGTCGATAATATCAGTCCGAAACCTACAATTGAGGATGACAGGTTCTTTAATGGATACTATCGGTAGTGCTAATGGAAAATCACGGCAGAACCAAAAGCGCAAGGGTAGAACGTAATGGACAATGTCCCCGTCCACATAACCGGAAACCATCTGATGGTAGATTGTGTCCTTGGATCCTGGTACAAAAAGATGATGGTAGATGTCCAGCCAGTCCCCGGTTTGTCTGTCCAAAATTTTTCCGCCCACCTCCAGTTCCACCTCCCGGACCAGAGAATGGATCGGACGTCCAGAATGTTCAGGGCTGTCCGACCGCAACCACCCGGAAACTTTCCGGTAGAGGTCCCGTAGGTCCCGTAATCTTCGATGGACGTCCTGTGGATCCTTGGGAATATATTTGGAAAAGTTGAGCATTTCTATCTCCTGTACCAATGCAGGATCATCCGTTAGACTGAGCAGCTCCGTCCGGACCCCGTCTAGGGTGACCACTAGATTGTCCGGGAGATCCCCAGAATTTTGATAGGCGTCCAATATTTTAAGGTCCGTATCTATGTAATGATGGAGCAACCCTAGATATTTTTCCAAATAGTCCAGATATTTGGGAGGATTCTTTGTTTGCCGGTAGCCTAATGTCAGATAAATCTGACCGACCAGATCTCCCCATGGTTCGATCTGTGCGCTCGAAGTTCCCCCCGTGGGTGTATTTTTGAAATATTGTTCCAATGTCCGTATAAGGAAAGGGGTATGCCTACGGTAGACCATTTTAAAAAAGGTTATTTGTGGGTTGCTCGTCAGATAGTCCGCCAGAGTGTTCCATGCGACCAATGTTTTACCGGGCATTCTTTTCTAACTATAGGAAAAAAATGAACTATAATAAATTCCAAATTTTTGAGTTCAAATTGGAGAAAATGGTCCCGGATCCAGCAATTGTTATGGTGGCCAAACGTGGATCGGGCAAAAGCTATATTACCCGTGATATTATCTATCATCTACGCCATATACCTGGAGGTGTGGTCATTGCCCCTACGGACCGTATGAACTCATTCTATAAATATTTTTTTCCGGATCTCTACATACACTATGATATCAAGGATTCCATCCTCAAAAAGGTATTATTGCGCCAGATGCTTATGATAGAAAAGGCCAAGGAAAAAGAACAACAGGGAAAACATATAGATCCATCGGCCATCCTGGTCATGGACGATTGTCTTGCCCGTAAAAAGGCCTGGGCCAAGGATGAAAATATTTTAGAAATTCTTATGAACGGTAGACACTATAAATTAACCTATATACTCACCATGCAAACACCTTTGGGCATCACACCCGACCTACGCCTTAATTTCGATTATGTTTTTCTGCTCAAAGAGGATTCTGCCATCAACAAAAAAAAACTTTGGGACAATTATGCTAGTATGTTTCCAACTCTACAAGCGTTCGAAAAAGTTTTTACCGAATGTACCAAAGATTATTGTTCTATGGTTATTGATAACCGTAAACCTGCCGATAATATTCAGGAAAAAGTTTTTTGGTTCAAGGCCAAAGAAAGGAAATTTAGTTTTGGCTCCAAAGAGTTCCAGGAGATGCACAAAAAATATTACGATCCCGCATACCTGCATAGAAAGAATATTCGTCTCTTGGAGGGACAAACATTCTTCAACCGTCGGCGTAATGATATAGATATTAAAGTTGAAAAAGTATAAAATGGGGACTCCCCAGGAGGTTATTGTCATCGGAACCCAGGAGAATACAACGGACCAAAATACCAATGATCCTAAGGTCTATGAGCCTTGGAACTATAAAATTGTCCTATTACTCAAAAAAATTGGTAAAAAAACAATGGGCTATAGATGGATGCATGAGCAGGATGCTAAATATTATGATAATATAAACTCTAAATTGGCCGTTGTTGAAATGTTATTGCTTGCTTTTCTGGGCACATTGAGTGGGGGTCAATTTGTCTATTTTATGATTAATTCCGGGCTCAATCAAAATCCCATTGTTTATATTGTACTCTCAGTGGTACAATTAGTATCTATATTTGCGGCAGCTATCGTTAAAGGATATCGTGATGTCAGTAAGTTCGAAAATCTCCGGGCGGAACATAATTATGTGGCCCTCAAAAATGCAGAGCTCAATTTGGACATCCAGTATCAGCTCTCCCTTAATGTTAAGAACCGTGAGGATGATAAAAGTTTTTTGCTACATATTATTAGGAAATTTAACGATATACTTTTCCTTTCGCCAAAAATCCGTGAAAAAACAAAAAAACATTATTTGGAGGAATCGGATGATAATGATATTTTTAATCCTATTATGATTGATACAGCACCTACGGGTACACAGATACAAAATACACCTCAAAGTTCTGAACTTAAATATCAGATAGACCGTTGGCTACAACATTTTTAAAAATGTTAGCTATAACATTTTTAAAACCGTTGGCTACAACATTTTAGGCGGGTTCAACATCAAATTCAAAATAAAATACGGAACCTTTTGTTGAGGTTTCAAAATAAATTCGACCACCAATGAGCTGGCAGATGTAGCGACAGATGATCAGTCCCAGTCCGGGAGGTATAATTTTGGGAGGATTTTGGGAGATACCCAAAATAAATTCAATGGCCCTACGAACATCATCGTTCATACCCTGACCGGTATCCTTAACGGCCGTCTGTAAACGTTTGATAACCTTGCCATCGCCCAGCTGATAAGTATCCAGGACTTTGATGCTCAGTGTAACATTTCCCGAAATAGTATTAGTAATGGCATTATTAAGTAGATTAACCAAAACTTGTCTGATTTTGTTGCCATCTGTCAGTATGATGTTCGGGACATTGGATGCAATTTCATATTTAAACTGTATATTTTTGCCCTTCAAATTCCTAGTAATAATCCGGGTTATTTCTTCAACCAATATGTTCAAAGATTCACGCCTAATATTAATCTGGTACTCTCCCTTTTCATAACTGTTCAGGTCCATAATATCATTAATCGTATTAGCAATATCACACATTAAATCCTTCATAAACTCCCATTTTTCCTTTTTAATAAAGTTATTATCCATTTGTAAAAAATTTTCCAAAAGATTATGCACAGGTTTCTTTAATTTATCTGAAACCAGAGAAAGCACAATATTATGGCAATTAATAATACGTAGTTCGATGATAAAGGTAGAATTAATTCCTATGAGTAATACTTGGTACAAATAATTTTTATAATATTGGTTCTCACCTGTTGTTAATAACTTTTGGTAGGCATATTCGTAATCTGTATTGGCCAGATAGTCTTCCAATTTCATCCTATGGGCCAGTCCACAATTGTTGTCCAAACAATAATAATGGCCCATTTTTTTACATTTTTTCCAAATAATATATTTGTTTGTTTGGCTCATTAATTAATCCCGAGAAAAAAATCGTGGGAAGTGGGAGGTTGTAACCAAAATATAGGACGTTAATTTGGCCAGATACATGGCATATTGGACATTATAATGATAGTAGGAGAAGAGGATATAGAAGCAATATACCAATATCCTGTCTATTATGAAAAATAGTGTAACCATACTGATTATATTTCTCTCTATGAATATGTAGAAATATTGGACCGAGATCCCATACATGATCACGATAATACTAATGGTCAGATCAAAGTATTTGGAGGTTGTAAATCGAATGATCCAGACGGCAAAACCAGCATAAATGATCAATAGTATGCATATTATGGGTAATATCATGTTTAGTATAATACGCTTTAAACTCCATTCTTCAAAAAAATTATTCTGATGGAACCGTACGATTATTGTTTCTAAGGGTGCAGAACTATAAATGAGCAGGACCAATGTTTGCACCAGATAGGAATGATATTCTATCAGTCCGTTAAGGTTGGACCGGAAGAAAATGTCATCGACCAGTTCGAATATCAGGGCGGCACAATAATAGGCATTCATGTAAGTGGAAAAATCTATTCCAAAGGGAATAAATATAGGTCAATATTAAATTCTCCAAAAAAAGGAAAAATTGGACTATCCAAACTAGAATATAACGGGAGACCGTCAGTTTGTTGAGGTAGACTATTAAACAAATGATCGTAAAACAGAAATAGGCTAGATGCATGAACAATACTTTACTGTATCTCATATTTTATGAATAAAAAAAAAAAAAA